AAAGAATATATCATCACTAATACCTAGTATAAAATTCTTAGGATAAGTTAAAAGAATCTGAGGTTTTACACTGAATGAAATTACATAATCAGTACTAGCGACAGATATAAACGTAATTTCGTTATTATTACCACCACCTACAGTATTAGCTATAGCAGTCATACCAACAAGAGAATTATATGCGGTAGACTTTGGAGTTACAACAACGTCAATAACATCTTGATAAGGAAGTGTTATAGTAATAGCCCCACCAGCACCACTATCAATATGAACAGCATAACGAGGGTTAAGCGGATATAAAGGAAGTGGCATTACAGGAATACCTAATGCGGTTATATCATCTTTTGAAGTTACAGCCATATCACCAAGTACAGTATCTTTACCAGATAGATTAAGTCTGAAGGTATCATATACATCATGGGACATTATAAAACGCCAATCTCTTGAAACGTTTTTATATTTCTTGGGGACAAGTCTTTTCATTTCATACATAATTCTCAAGAGCTTAGAACTATCGTTAGCGTCGTACAAATGACCAGAATCTGCTAAACGATTCCAACCGTTAAAAGCACCTAGTAATGGATCAGGTATATAGTCATTAACTCCATATGTACCAACAACATTTATATCAGACGGTTTAACTACAAAAGAAGTTGTATCTGTTAATGAAGGTGTAAGAGTAACAGGTGAAGAATTAGGATTAAAAGCGATACCATTAAGATACATGTCCTCTAAGTTATTAGCAAACTGAATAGCAAATATACGCATAATAGCGTCCTCAACGCTAGTACCTTCAAGATTCTCAAGTATAAAATCTCTTGACAAATTAAATATACTCATAAATCTCTTAGGATTAAGAGACACCCTAGAAAAATTTGCAGAGGGTTTATACGCATTAGCGTTAAAACCGAAGTTATCATACTGAGGATTAGATGGTTCTACATGAGAACCGATAGGATAAGTAACTCTATTAGAAATACCTATTTTATCTATATCATATTGACCAGCTCTAAACATAATAGTTCTAACAACACCAGAAAGACCAGTCATATCAAATACATAATCCGTAAAAGTTTTAGCTTGTTCAGGATTAAGCTTACCAGCTGATTGAATATCCGCAAGTACATGAGTAACTTCTTTCATAAGGTCTTGTTGAGAAATATCAGCAAGAGGAGTTATCTTTTTTTGTAATGAAGCTTTATTTATACGATTATTAAATTTCATAATTACCTCGCAATTTTAGAAACAATAGTATTAACAAGTGAACCAGACCAAACATCTTTTTTAATGGGCTGAGATTGAACAGCATTATCAATAGGAATAGATTGTGTACCCTTCCTAATACTTTCAAGTGCAGTTATACGAGCATCCATATCCTCAATAATAGTTTGCATTTCAGATACAGCGTCTTGCAAAGATGACATATCATCAGCGGGTGCTTCTTGTTCTGTAGTAGCAGGAGGTGTATCAGTAGCAGGAGGTGTATCAGTAGCAGGAGGTGTATCAGCTTTAACTAATTTATCACTAAGAGTTTGTACCTGCGTAGAAAGATTTTTAACAACATCATGCAAAGCAATTAAATCAGTACTAGGAGGAACAACAACAGGTTGTTCAATAATAGGTTGTTCTTTTTCTTTAGAGAACATATTAGTAATAGCATGAACAATTCTATCCGTAAGGGATTTAACAGTGAACTCAGATATAGGGTCATTATCCTTAAGTAACTCGTTATACGAAGTAACAGCTTTAGTTATTTTATCGCTTTGTTTTTCAGTAATAACAGTATCAGTTGGAATATCAACTGCGATACCATTATCCTTACACAGTTGAATAGCTTGTTCAACTGTAAGAGTTTTAGACATAAAATCCTCCTTAGTAATTAAAAATTTAACACCATTAGCAGGGCGACCGACAAGACTTATTTCATTAAGATCAGCGTCAACAATAATACCAGCTAACGGCTTTATTATATCATTCATATTTTAACACCTAGTCAGGCATAATTAAACCGGGTCCACCGATAGAGAAACCGTTTAATTCACCTTGTAATACTTTTTTATACAGTTCTTTATTAATTAATTTTACAGTCATAACCCAAGTACCATCTTTAATAAGAGTACCTTCTATTGTAATATCAGCAGGTACTTGGTAATTTTCTACAATAGCATAATCTTGACCTTTAACATAATTAAAATTAGTATGACCTTCACCTAAGAGGCTTTTACCATTTTGATAAGAAATCATATATTTAAACATAATCTCTTTAATAGTTTCTTTAGATACTTCTTGATTTTGCAAATCACGTACATCAGGTTCAAGAACAACACCAGTAACATACTGATTATCAGAAACCCTTATATTTTTAGTAATAATTTTTTTAGCAAGAATAGTACCAGGAACAACATCAGGCAATGAATTTTCACGGATAACATTCCAACAACCACAATCATGCATAAACTTTATTTGTTCTTGAAAAGTAAGTTTAAATTCTTCAGATATTAACAGGAAATCACGTATAAGACCTTTAAGAAGACTATAGGTAGAGTTATTAGGAATAAGACTTTTAACAACAAGTGAGAGTTCAATACAACCGTTTAACATAGACCAGCACTCATTAAGATAATCAACTTTCCAATCCTCATATGCAATATCTTTAGAGAAAGTTAAGGAAAGGCTTCCATCATCTTCATATGTAAGAAAGCGTAAAAGATGAAACAATTTAACGGAAGTATTTACAAATTCATTATTAAGAATAACAATATCAGGATCATTGTGTGTTTCATTAATTTCTTTTAGAGGGGGACAAAGCATATCTATACAATGGGATAAGTTATCAGACAAGGTACAGAAAAGAATACTTGCAGATGTCTTATTAATTTTAGTAAGGTATCTAAGTTGTAAAGCCTCTTCAAGAGAAGTCTCAAGACCAGTAGAAAGTTTAAAGAGTTGTAAAGGAGTAGCTTTATACTTAGATACAAAAGTTTCAGTATATTTTTCAATATCAAGAAATTCAACAGATTTTTTATCTTTTACAGACTTTATAACAGTTGTATCTAAAGTTACAAACATTTATAATATTCTCAGCAGGATTATAATCACAAGACTATTATAATATGAGTGAAGAAGTATGTAGAAAAGTATTTGAGAAATATTTTAATAAAGAATTTCCAAGAACAAGACCGAGATGGCTAACATTTAACGGAAAGAGATTAGAGCTTGATGGTTACTGTGAGGAGATAGGAATAGCATTTGAGTATCAGGGTGAATATCACTATATAGACATTCCGCACTTTGGAAAAGACGTAGAGGAGGTACAAGAAACAGACAGGATAAAAAAGGACTTATGCAAAGAAAAGGGGGTTTTAGTAATACAAATACCTTATTGGATAAAGGAATACTATGACATTGAAAAGGAGTTAAAAAAACAATTAGAGGTAGATAAGCCAAAAATAAGTACAAACGACGTATTACTCTACCCAAGAATGTTTATAGAAACTTTTTTATGGATAATAGATGAGAGAGGCAGGATAGTACCATTCATACTTAACAATTTACAAATAGAATTTTATGAGATGCTTATGAGTAAGTACTGGAAAGAGTACTGGATAAATGGGATAAAGAGATACAGATTACAAGGTATAAGAGAGATAATACTAAAAGCTAGGCAATTTGGTTTAAGTACATTTATAAGCGGACTATATTTTCACGACAGCTTAATAAACAGTGGAACAGCAACAATGATATACTGCCAAGACCATGACTTTTCATCAAAAATGTTACAGAAACACCAATTATTTCATATGAAGATGCCAGACATGTTAAGACCAAAACTACCAAAAGGTAGTAAGGATTTATTCTTTCCGAATTTAAGTAAGATAGAGGGTGGATCACCAGGTGTAACAGAACAGGTGGCAGGTAAACAAGGGCGTTCAACAACGATACAAAATTTACATGCGTCAGAGTTTGCGGAATGGAGTAAAGGAAGTACAACAATGAAGGGTTTACTTGAAAGTATTCCAAACACAGGTAATATAATAATTGAGAGCAGTCCTAAGAAAATAGGAGATAGTTTTCATGGGATATATATAAACGGAAAAAAGAGTGATATATGGCACAGTAATTTTTACCCATGGTTCAAATTCAAAAAGTACAGAGCAGAAGTAGAAGCAAAGGGTGAACTAAACAAAGACGAAAAAGAACTCATAGAAAAACACGGTGTAGACCTTTATCAGATACAATGGAGAAGGAACAAGATTGCATACAAGCATGGGAACATACAGGACTTTTTACATGAGTACCCAGAAGATGATATAAAGTGTTTTCAGAGTGAAGCAAATCTAATATTTGATGAAGATATGAGAAGAATTACATGTAACAGTAGAAAGGCAATAAAAGGAAATATACATGTAATAGGTTGTGATACAGGGCTGGGATATGGTGGTAACAACTCAGCAATAACAGTGATAGACACAATAACAATGGAACAAATATATCATTGGTACGGACAGATAGCACCAGAGAACTTTGCACACAAGATACATGAGGTATGGGAGCAGTACATAGGACTAATAGGAATTGAGAGTAACGGAATAGGTTTGGCAGTAATAGCAAAAGCATATGAGTACACAGACTGGTTACAATTCATATTTTGTAATAACAGATCACACGGTGGATATTTAACAACAAGTGCTACGAAAGGAAGTGCAATATTTCAGTTACGAAGTGCATTAAGAGAAGGTATACTTAAACTAAGCAGTGAAAGAATAGTAGAGGAGATGGGTTGGTTTCAAGATCAGGGAAATGGAAAAATGGGTGCGGAAGAGGGTAATAAAGAAATAACAGATGATAGTATAATGAGTTTGGTAATAGCACATGATATTATTAAATGGGTATGGCAGATAGAAGATGTATACAAAGAATATCATTAAACTTTATTAAGAATAATGTAATATAATGAAAATAGATTAAATTTTTCATGAATGATTATATAATCTAAATATGAACTATAAAATAAGTAAATATGCAAAATTAAATAATATTTTGATATGTTAGTGGTAAAAACACGGCATTATATGGGTGAAGGTGAAATATGGATAAAAAAGGAATAGAAATATCTTATTCAGATACAGTAAATATTTTAGGAATGGGAAGAGTAAAACATGCGGATTTAATAAAGAGGTTTGAGTTATCAGAGCATAATTCAAATGTTGGCGACACTCCGATAAGTAAGCAAGATTTACTAGGACATGAAATAATAGAGCCACCGTATGATTTTATTAGTTTAAAAAGGCTTGTTGAAAGTAGTACTACATTAAGTGCATGTATTGAAAGTATGGTAACAAATACAATAGGTTATGGTCATTCGATAGAGCAGATAATAAAAACAGAGATAAGAGGTGGGATAACATATTACGCGGGTACAGATAAAGTACTTGATGAAATGACAATAAGTAAAATAAATGAAGAACGTACTAAATTAAATATGTTATTCAAAAGTTTATCATTAGATGATACTTGGTTAAATATGAGTTGTAATTTTATGAAAAGTCAAGAGATATTTGGAAACGCTTTTTTAGAATTTGAAAAGGACATGAATGGGAACTACATAGGAGCTGATATATTAGAAACGGAATATATGAGATTATGTAAGATAAGCGAGCCAATGGCAGTAATACAATACATTCTTAATCCTGATACATTAGAATACGTAGCACAAGAGAGGGTTAAAAGGTTTAGAAAGTACATACAAAGGATAGCAGGTAAAATAATATACTTCAAAGAGTTTGGGGATCCTAGAATATTAGACCGTAATACAGGAAAGTATTATAACTATATGGAAGAAGGAATAATACAAGCTACAGAGGTATTACATTCAAAGATATATGCACCAAGTGAAATATATGGAATACCACGTTGGGTAAGTGCAATAGCATCAATACTAGGAAACAGAAGTGCCGATTTAACAAACGTTAATTTATTAACAAACAATGGAATACCACCAATGATAATGTTTGTAGAAGGCTACGAAAACGATAAACTAGAACAAAAGTTATCAGAACAGATAAACAAAAAGCGTGGAGAGGAAATGTTAAACAGCATGTTAATTGTACAAGTAGAAGCTAAAATAAAGGGGCAACCGGGTCCGAACATGCAAGCAGTAAAACCTAGTATAAGAATAGAACCATTAGCGGAACTATTAACAAAAGAAGGGATGTTCTTAGAGTACAAGAAAGATAATGATGAGAGAATAATAACAGCGTTTAGATTAGCTTCATTATATGTAGGTGGAAGTGCTAAAGAAGGTGTTGAAGTAGATTACAATACAGCAAGAGTAATACAAGACATAGTAGAAAAACAAACATTTAGTCCATCAAGAAAACAATTCGATACGATAATAAATGAAAAATTATTAAATGCTTTAAAAATACAATATCATTCATATAAAAGTAATACAATAAAAATACAAGACGAACAGGTAATATCAGACCTTACATTAAGTGCAAAAGAAAGTGATATAATTAGTGTTAATGAAGCAAGAAGAATACTAGGTGATTTATTAAATACTACATTAAACGATATTAGCGAAATAGAAGATAAAAACGTTAGTCTAATACCACAAGTAGAAGAAGATAATATAATTG